ATGGCCGCTGTGGGGCCCCGGGGTTCGGTGATGCAACAGTCAGCGTCGGGCGTGTCCGCCGACTCATCCGCCCCGGCCACGCTGCCAGCCGGTGCGCGGCTCGCCCTGGCCCGCTACCGCTTCACCTTCCGCATGCGCGCCGACCTGCGGCTGCCGGAGTTCTCCGGCTCGCTGCTACGCGGCCAGTTCGGCGCGGCGCTGAGGCGCACCGCGTGCATCACCAAGGCCAGGACCTGCGAAGGGTGCCTGTTGCTCGCCACCTGCCCGTACCCGGCCATCTTCGAGACACCAGCGCCCGCCGAGCATCCGCTGCAGAAGTTCAGCGCCGTTCCCAATCCGTACGTCATCGAGCCGCCGCCGCTGGGCACGCGGTTCGTCGCCGCCGGCGAGAACCTCTCCTTCGGCATGGTGCTGGTCGGCCGCGCGCTCGAACAGTTGCCGCTGATCGTCTATGCGCTGCAGCGCGCCTTCGCCCGCGGCCTCGGTGCCGAACGTGCCGCCGGTGTGCGTGTGCAGCTGATTTGAGACAGCGGGAAGAAGCGGGAGGAGGCGGGAAAAACCGAAATATTCCGCTGGGTTAGGCCACTGAACAGCTGAAGCGGAGATTTGAGACAGTTCGCCCGATCATGCGGTTATCCACAGCCGTTTCGCAGCTGGTTTGAGCCAATCGGGCCGCCCGAGAACACCGTTTGCAAACGGCGTTTGAAAACCGCGTTTGAACGCCGATAAGCCGGCAAGGCAGCCACCTCAACCAGCTTTCCGCAGGGCCGCCCTCAACTCGGCGACGGCCTGCTCAAGCTCGTCCATGTGCGCGAACTCCTGAGCGCGCGAAAACAGCTCGGCTGCTCGTGCGCGACGACGGTCCGGGTCTGGGTCCGCTGCCAGGATCGCCTCGATCTGCCTGAGAAGGCGGGCAACGTCATCGTCCGCTGATCGCCTTTCTCCTTTGCCGTCAGGCACTTGCAGCACCGGCGACGATGCCCTGGGCAGCATCTCGCCTTCGCCGGTGAGCAGCCACGTCATGTTCACACCGGTGCGCGCGATGGCGGCCAGTGCGTCGTTTCCAGGCTTGCGTTGGCCGACTTCGTAGCCGATCAAGGTCGCCTTTGACAAGCCGGCCCGCCGCGCGAATTCGGCCTGTGTCAGCCCGAGCGCCTGGCGCCACGCCTTAATTCGTTGACTGATGGCCATGACGCGCTTTCCGCGCCTAAGCGCGACACAGAAAGTGCGACACGCGCACGTGTCGCACTTTCTGTAACTATCTGATTTGCAAAGAGAATTAGCGCCTGTCGTCGTGTCGAAAGCGCGACAAAGTGCGACGCCGTGACGTTCGTCGTTCGACTATTGACTTCGTCGTTTGACAAATCTACGATTCACTGAATTTCACATGTTGTCACCGAAGGGTAGGCGAATGACGAGGTGCAAGTCAATACAAGAGGTCCGCAAGGACTTCGAGCGCCGCGGACAGACCTATCGCGCATGGGCTCGCGAGCACGGTCTGTCGGAGCGGGTCGTCTACGAGATCTTGCGCGGTCGATTCAAGGGGCGGCGCGGTCAAGCTCATAAGGCAGCAGTCCTGCTTGGCATCAAGGACGGCATCGTCGAATGACAAACATCACGATCGACGAGATCGCTGCGGCGATTGGCGCCACGAAGAGGTCATGCCAGCGACGCGCCGCCATCGAGCGCTGGCCATACACCGAGCACCCAGTCCGCGGCGGCCGAAAGCGCTACTACGCGCTGGAGGCGCTGCCGCCGGACGTGGCGGCGCGCGTGCTGATCCGGCGCCAGTCCCATCAGGCACAGACAGACGATTCACGCGCCCAGGCCGGAGGCGCCAAGTATCCGGCCGTCTCCTCCTCGTGTGCCGGCGTGTCGCCGGCTTTGCCGCCGGGCGATGACTCCCCATCGTCGCCCGGCGGCGTTTGTTTTGCGACGCAGCAACCTAGGCGCATGACATACAACAGCGAGGCGTTGTGGGACTGGCTCGCCAGTCGTCCAGCGTCGATCCAGGAGGAGGGTAAGCGTCGGGCGGACATATGCATGGTCGTCCGCAGACTGATCGACTCCGGCGTGCGCACCCGGCGCGCCATCGGCGAGGCGGCGCGCGCAGCTCAGGTGCCCGAGTCCACCTTGCGTCGCTGGTGGTACGGCGACGGCAGGTTACCGGGCGCGGCGCACGTTGATGCAGGAGATTACGCGCCGGCGCTGGCTCCGCGATATGCGGGGTGCGATGCAGCGGCCGAGATCGACCCGCAGGCATGGGACCACATCAAGGCCGACTGGTTGCGGCCCGAGCAGCCGGCTTTGACGGCATGTTATCGGCGGCTGATCGCAGCCGCCGCGCAGCACGGCTGGGCCGTGCCGAGTTACGCCACCGTGGCGCGCCGCATCGATGCGCTGCCGTGGCAGGTCGTGGTGCTTGCGCGCGAGGGCGAGGAGGCGCTCAAGCGCAGGCTGCCGCACGTCAAGCGGATGCGCGGCAATCTGCACGCGCTGCAGGCCGTCTGCGCCGACGGCCACACATTCGACCTGCGCGTGGAGCTTCCTTCGGGGTCCGTCGGCCGGCCGGTCATGGTGGCCTGGCAGGACATCTATAGCGGCAAGCTGCTTGCCTGGCGCTGCGGGGAAACGCTCAACCAGCACCTGGTCCGTCTGTCCTTCGGCGAGCTGGTCGAGCGATACGGCGTGCCCGAGCACGCCTTCCTCGACAACGGCCGCGAGTTCGCCAACAAATGGATGACAGGCGGAGCGCCCACGCGCTTCCGCTTTCGGGTCCGCGAGGACGATCCGGTGGGCATCTTCGGCCTGCTCGGCGTCACGGTGCATTGGACCACGCCCTATCACGGCCAGGCCAAGCCCATCGAGCGCGCATTCAGGGACTTGTGCGATGGCATCGCCAAGCACCCGGCCGCCGCTGGCGCCTACACCGGCAACAGCCCCGTGACCAAGCCGGACAACTACGGAAGCCGCGCGCTCAGATGGGACGATTTCGTCGCCATCGTCGACGCCGGCATACGCGAGCACAACGCGCGCGCAGGCCGCCGCACCGAGACCGCGCGCGGCCGATCGTTCGATGAGGCGTTCGCGGAGTCGTACGGCAGCAACGTGATCCGCAAGGCCACCGCCGAACAGCGCAGGCTGTGGTTGCTCGCGGCCGATGGCGTGAAGGTGCGCGACACCGGGCACGTGGCCGTCGCCGGCAACCTGTACTGGGGCGAGGCGGTCGCGGCGCACGCTGGCCGCCGCGTAGTGGTGCGCTTCGACCCCGATCGGCTCGCCGAGCCGGTGCACGTCTACGACCTGGCCGGCGCCTACATCGGCGAGGCGGGTTGCACGCAGGCCAATTTCATCGACGCCGAGGCGGCCAAGGATCACGCCCGAGCCAACCGCCAGCGCATCCGCGCTGCGCGCGAGCAATTGGCGGCACAGCGCCGCATGGACGTCATCGCGGCGGCGCAACGGCTACCGGCTGCGCAGCAGGCGCCCGCACCTACGCCGCCGGCGGCGGTGCGGCTGATCGCGCCGCGTAGGCGCGACGCGGCAGACGCAGGCGAAGTCACGCAGCACGACGCCGCGGTATCCGCGGTGGACCGCCAGGTGCTGGCGATGCTCGAGGACTGGGCGGCCGAGCGCAGGCGGCTCGGCACTGGGACTTAAAGGTGCTTTGCGCCGCGCCGGAACGCGGCGCAAAGCGGGGTGCAACGACAAACGACGAGGAATCATGCCACAACTTGCAATTGTCGATAAGACCAGCGCCGATCAAGCAGCCGGTGAGATCCTGGCGCGCGTGCGCGCCGAACTCGAGCGCCGCGGCATCACGCAATCGCAGGCCGCACGCGAGATGGGCGTGAGCCCGACCACCCTCACACAGCTGCTCGGTGGGACGTACCCGGCCGACCCGGCCCGTCAGCTCGAGCGGCTGGCGCGATGGCTGGGCATGCAGGAGCAGGCGCGCCAGCAACCACAGATGCCGGATGCGCCGGCCTGGGTGTCCACCCCGACTGCCGATCGCGTGCTAGCCGCGCTCGGCTACGCGCAGATGGCGGGCGACGTAGCCGTGATCTACGGCGGCGCCGGGCTGGGCAAGACCACCGCGGTGCGGGAGTACGCGCGGCGCTACCCGAACGTGTGGATCGCCACCGTCAGCCCCGCCACGGCCGGCGTCGCAACGTCGCTCGAGGAGGTATGTCTGGCGGTCGGCATGCGCGATCTGCCGCAGGGCGCCGCGCGCATGAGCCGCGCGATCATCGGTCGCATCGCCGATACCGGCGGGCTGCTGGTCATCGACGAGGCGCAGCACCTGACTGTGGCGGCGCTGGACGCGATCCGCGCGCTGCACGATGCCACCGGCGTCGGGCTGGCGCTGGTGGGCAACGAGCTCGTCTACGCGCGCATGACCGGCGGCTACAGGGCCGCCTATCTGGACCGGCTGTATTCGCGGATCGGCCGGCGCGTGCGGCTTGCGCGCGCCACCCGCGAGGACGTCGAGCGCGTTGCAGGCGCCTTCGGCGTTCGCAATGGCGCACTGAAGACACTCGCCGCCATCGGCGCGCGGCCAGGCGCGCTGCGCGCCGTCGTCAAAACGCTGCGCCTTGCGGCCATGATGGCCGAAGGGGCCGCCATTGATGTGACGCATATCGAGGCGGCCTGGCGCGACCTCGAAGGAGGTGCCTGATGGACAGCCACATCGAAGCGCTCGCCGACATCGCGTGCGACCTGGACTTCCTGGCCAACCAGTTCCGTGGCCCTGACCGCACGCTGATCAAACAGTACGCATCGGTGCTGCATGACATCGCGTTCCGCCTCGCCGATGCCGACGGCTTGTCGATTTACATGGACGATCCGGAGGTCCAATGAAGAGCATCACCGATCCTACGTTCCGCTACGTCCCCGCGATCCGCACCGACATCCGGCGCACTTTCGCGCGCGCGCGACGTCAGCTGCAGCAGCGGCAAGCACTCTGGCAGCCAATGCCCGATGGCGGGTATCTGCCGCTGCTGCCCGCGCAGCGCAAGGTGCAGCAGTTACTCGACGAACAATGGCGCGCGATCCGGCGCGCGCGCGGAGGGCAGCGATGACGCTAGAAGATATCGAGGGGCTGGCGAGCCAATATGCAAAGGCGCGCGAGGAGCTCGCAGGGCGCGTGCAGGCGCTGGAGGACGAGGTCGCGCGCCTGCGCCGTGCCAGCATGCCGGCCATCCGCCGGGCACTGGCCATCGCGCAGGAGCGGCGCGATGTGCTTGCCGCCGCAGTGGCGGCCGCTCCCCAATTGTTCGATCGGCCCAGGACGGTCGTCCTTGCCGGTATCCGCGTCGGCTACCAGAAGGGCCGCGGCGCGATCACCTGGGACGACGACGCGCGCGTCTGTGCGCTGATCCGCAAGCACCTGCCCGATCAGGCCGATCAGCTGATCCGCGTCATCGAGCGGCCGCTGAAGACGGCGCTCGCGCAGCTATCAACCGCTGAGCTCCGGCGCATCGGCGTGCAAGTCATCGAGACGGGCGAGCAGATCGTCATCCGCCCCGTCGACGGCGACCTGGACCGCCTCATCGAACGGCTGCTCGCCGACACCGAACTCGCCGAACAACAGGAGGTCACATGAACCTCGTCATCCTGATCGTCGCGGTGTGGGTCGCCTTCGCCGCCGGCGTGCTCGTGGCCGCATTGATGGCGATGTCCGCCGCAACCGAGGACGATGAATGAGCGCGGTGCGTGACACTCCGCTGCATGACCCGCGCGGCGGCGTCTCCGTCGCCGAAGGCATGCCGGCGCTGGAGCGGATAGAGGCCCGCGCCGGCGCGCGCGACGCGCGCATCGTGCGCAGGCTGGTGCGCGCGAGCCTGGCGCTGCTGGCGGCTTGGCCGGTGGCCGCGCGCGGCCAGGCCGTCTATAGCGAGGCGCTGGACGCCGTCATCGCGGCGATTTTGGACGAGGACGTATGAGCACGGCGCGCGCCCGTGACGATATGCGCCGGCGCCTGATCGCGCTGGCGCACATCGCCGCGCAGCAATGCGGGGCGGACGATGCCACGCGACGCGAGGTGCAGCGGCGCGTGGCAGGCGTGGATTCGTGCGCGCAGATGGACATCGCCGCGCTGCAGGCGGTCATCCGCTACTGGCAGCGCGCCGGCGCGCGCGTGACGTTGCCCGGGCCGCTGGTGCGGGCATCCGACGAGCGTGCGCCGCTGATCGGCAAGATCAGGGCGCTGTCCGACGCAAACGGCTGGCCGTGGCCGCAGTACGCACTGGGCATCGTGCGGCACATGCTCGGCCATGAGGTGCAGCGCATCGAGTGGGTCACGGCCGAGGTGCTGCGCAAGGTCGTCGCCGCGCTGGTCTATGCCGAGCGCCGCTCGGCGCGGCGCACGCCGCCAGAAAAGGCATGAACTACGCCCGCATCGAACGTAGCGAACGGCTGCAGCGGCTGCTGATGCTGCTGGCCGACGGCCAGTGGCACGGCACGCTCGACATCGTGCAGCGCGCTCAGGTCTGCGCGGTCAATTCCGCCATCGCCGAGCTGCGCGCCAACGGCGTGCCTGTGCAGTGCCGCTGCGCCGGGCGCGGCCGTTACGAGTATCGGGCCGACGTGCCCCCGGGCATGATCGCCAGCCTCACACCGGAGGCGCTGCATTGCGGCTGAGGTGTCCGGTGTGTCACGCCGAGGCGTCGCTGGAGGCATGGGCGGAGGATGAGGCGGCGCGCGAACTGATGGCGCTGCTTGCCGCGCTGCCGGCGGAGCTCGGCCGGCCGCTGGTGGCCTATCTCGGGCTGTGGCGCCCGGAGCGCCGCGCGCTGTCGTTCGGCCGGGCGCTACGCGTGGCGCGCGAAGCGCTCGAGCTGCACGCCGACGCCGCTGTCCTGGCCGAGGCGCTGGCGCAGACCGTCGAGGCGCTGTCGGCCAAGCGCGATGCCGGCGCCGCCCGCCCTCTCGCCAGCCACAACTATCTGCGGCGCGTCGTCGACTCCGTGGCCGCGCGCGGCAAGCCGAGCACGCCCGCGCAGCCAGTGCAGGCGGCTGCCGCGCCGCCGCGGTCGGCGACGATGGACGCCGTGCAGCGGCTGCAAACGCTCAAGCATGCAGCAAAGGGCGCCTGAGCCTTGGCTCGTCGCGGTGGTGGCAGCCGGCTTGCAGCGGCTCGTCCTGCTGCGTCTTGACGGCGCGCCCGCAGCCGATGCGATCCAAGGCTGCGCGCTGGCGTGGGCCGATGCGCTCGCGGTGCGAGGCGGCTGGATCGAGGCGCGCGATGCGCCGCGGCTGGCCGAAGCGTTCCGCAGGCTCGCTGCACACACCTTGCGGTGGCCGGCGCCTGCGATGCTCTTCGACCACATGCCGCAGCCGCAGCCGCCTGCGGCCCTGCCGGAGCCAGTGGCCGATCCGCGCAGTCGCGAGCGGATCAGGCGCGCGCTCAAAGAGCTGCTGCATGGGCTCAAACGCATGGAGGACGACCATCGCCACGCTGATTGATACGCTCGCCGCCGCCGGCGTGCCGGACGCGGAAATCGACCGCCTGCTGGACAACTACGGCGGGTTGCCGGTGTACGTACCGCGATCGCTGTCCGGCGATCATGCCCTGGTGGCGCTGGCCGGGCCTGCGGCCGCCGCCGTCATGGTGCGCGTCTACGGCGGCGAGCGGATCGTCGTGCCCATGGGTGCGGCGTGGCGACGCGCGCGCATCGTGCGGCGCGTCGCGGAGCTGCGCGATGCCGGCCTGAACCATTGCGAGATCGCCCGCCGGTTGGGCCTGCACGTGCGCCAGGTGCAGCGGCTCGCCGCCGAAGTGCGGTCGCGCAAGCAGACTCGCACCGCCACCGCGCAGGGCTTGCTTGCCTTCGAGCAAGACTGACGACCGTAGTCGCAGGCGCAGTGCGGCTCAATCTGCAGCACATTGCGCCGCATGAATGGCGTGTGGCGCATATCGATCGCCGGCCTGGGCGCCAGCGCGGCGGTCATCGGGCTGATCGCACTGCACGAAGGTTATTCATCTCGCGCCTACGACGACGGTGCGGGCGTGCAGACGGTCGGCTTCGGCAGCACGCGGCTTGAGGACGGGCGTCCGGTCGCGCCTGGCGACACGGTGACGCCGCCACGTGCCGTGGTGCTGCTCGCGGCCGACGCCGACCGCACCGCGCGCGAGCTCGCGATGTGCATCGGCGACGTGCCGTTGGCGCAGCACGAGTGGGATGCGTTCGTGTCCTGGGCCTACAACGTCGGATCCGGCGCCGCGTGCCGCTCAACGCTCGTGGCGCGCCTGCGCCAGCAGCCGCCGGACTATGCAGGCGCATGCCGCGAGCTGCTGCGCTGGACGCGCGCCGGGGGGCGCGAGCTGCCCGGATTGGTGAGGCGGCGGCAGGCCGAATATGCCTTGTGCATGGGGCAACGATGAATCGGGTTTTCAACTTCAAGGCCGTCACGACGCTGGCGCTGGGCGCCGTGTACGTCGGCGCGCTCGTCTGGGCGCTGGCCAACGGGCGCCTGGACGTGCAGAGCTTCATCTCCGGGCTCGGGCCGAGCTTCGGCATGGCGCTCGGCTACTGGTTCCGTGGCGGCGAGGACAAGTGATTCAGAACCCGACGGCATGGGTGGCCGCCGCGGCGATCGTCGTCGCCGCCGCGGCTGGCTGGAGCGCGCGCGGCTGGCGGGCCGATGCGCAGCTCGCACGGATGCGCGAGGAGGTCGCGGCCCGCGAAGCAGCCGCCGCGGAGCAGGCCAGACGCCGGCTCGAAGCCGCGCAAAACGCCGCGCAAACGGCCACCGAACTCGTCGACCGCGCGCTTGCCGAGCTCGAGATCGCCCACGGGAGTATTCGCGATGCGATTAAGTCCGCTACCACTGGCCGTGCCTGTCTTTCTGCTCGCGCTCGCAGCCTGCTCCACACCTCGAGCGCTTTCCGTGGCGCCGTGCCCGCTGCCGCCGCCGGCGCTGCTCACACCGATGCCGCCGCTGCCGCCGATCCCGGCCACACTGCCGCAGCCGAGTCCTCCGACGCCGATGTCTCCGCCTGGGCCCTCGAGGTCGCAAGCCTGTACCAGCAGTGCCGCGCCAGGATCGACGCCATCAGGCTGTGGCGCGATACGGTAGCTGCTCAGGACGATCGCGGTCATGGAAGGTGATCTGTTGGTGGGCGCCATGAACATGCCAACGGCTGCAGCGTTGGCCGTGGCCATCCTTGGCGGGGTGTTCGGCCTGCTGCGCTGGTTCGCGTCCAGGCTGCTCTCCGACATCGACAAGCGTCTTGCGCGCATCGACGAGATCGAGCAGCGACTCGACAAACTGGCCGCCGATATGCCGCTGCACTACCTGCGGCGCGAGGACCACATCCGGGACATGACCGCGATCTCGGCGAAGCTCGATCGGATCTATGAGGTGCTGATGATCAGGGGCAGAATCCAATGAGTCCAGAACGACGCCTGGACGCAGCCATCGACATCGCCCGCGCCGAGCGCGAATCGCTGCGCTGGGTGTTGTTGACCGCGCTGTGGCACGCGCGCCCCTACGGCGCGAATGAAATGCTTCTGACGGCGTGCGCGGCCGACATACCGCTGCCGGCCACCGCAGCCGGCATCCGCCGCGAGCTCGGCTGGCTCGAGTCGCATGGGCTGGCGCGTGTCGATCGCGCCGGACCGGTGTGGGCTGCGAGTCTCACCGCGATGGGCGAAGACGTCTACGAGTACCGCGCGGAAGCGCCGGCGGGCCTGGCGCGTCCGCCGCGCTGGTAAGGCTGCCATGCCGCGCCGCCCGAAAGTGACCGGTCTGCCGCAGTCCGTCCGCGCCGAGCTCGAGCGGCTGCTCGCCGATCAGGCTCACGGCGGCTATGAGGCGCTCGCCCGCTGGCTGGCCGAGCAGGGCTATCAGATCAGCAAGAGCGCCCTGCACCGCTACGACCAGCGCATCCAGCGCAGCATGGCGGCGATCCGCGCATCCACGGAGGCCGCGCGGCTGATTGCGCAGGCCAGCCCGGACGACGCCGACGAGCACTCCGCGGCCGTCATCCGGATGGTGCAGTCGGCGCTCTTCGATGCGATGCTCGCCGTGCGCGAGGCCGAGGACGCCGACCCGGCGGAGCAGGTCAAGCTGCTCACCCACGCCGCGCGCGCGGTGGCGGAGGCTTCGCGCGCGTCCATCGGGCAGAAGAAGTGGGCCGAGGAGGTGCGGCAGAAGCTCGACGCCGTGGAAAAAGCCGCCGCCCGCGACGGCAAGCGGCTCGATGCGGCCACACTCGCGGCGATCCGTGAGGGGTTGTATGGCGGTTGACCGGCCGCTCGGCGCGAGTACGTGGAGCTGATCATCACGCCGTGACTCAGTCCATCCTGTACCCCTACCAGCGCCGCTATCTGGCCGACGCCAGCCGCTTCAAGGCCGGCATGTGGAGCCGCCAGACAGGCAAGACCTTCACGACGACGCTGGAGGCGGTGCTCCATGTGTTGGAGGCGGAGGCCGAAGGTCGCACGAGCCGCTGGACGATCCTGTCGGTGTCGCGCGACCGGGCGCTCGATGCCATGGACAACGGCGTCAAGCTGCATCTTCGCGCCATCGGGCAGGCGTTCGAAGCGCTGGACGTGCCTTTCGCCGCCGACGAGCTCGCGCACATGGTGCGCATCGGCGGCCGCGGCAGCTACATCCGGGCGGTGGCCTCCAAGCCATCGACGGCGCGCGGCATGAGCGACAACCTCATCCTGGACGAGTTCGCCCACCACCAGGACAACCGTGCGATCTGGACGGCGCTGCTGCCCGTGGTGTCGCGCCCCGACCTGAAGTTGCGCGTGATCTCCACGCCCAACGGCCGTGGCGACAAGTTCTACGAGATCATGACCGAGCCGGCATCGATCTTCAGTCGGCACGTCGTGACGATTCACGACGCGGTGGCCGACGGGCTGCCGCGCAACGTGGAGGAATTGCGCCGCGCGATGGCCGATCCCATCGCCTGGGCGCAGGAGTTCGAGTGTCAGTTCGTCGATGAGGCCACGAGCTGGCTCACCTACGAGCTGATCGACGGTTGCGAAGACGCGGCCTGCCCGGGCGAGTACCAGGGCGGCCCCTGCTACTTGGGCATGGACTTCGCCGCGCGCGGGGACTTGACGGTGATCGCCGTACTCGAGGAGGTGGGCGACGTGCTCTGGCTGCGCGAGCTGGTTGAGTTGCGCGCCGCCAGCTTCGCCGCACAACTGGCGGAGCTGGACCGCATCATGCGCGGCTACCGCGTCGTGCGCGCCGCGCTCGACCAGACGGGCCTGGGCGAGATGCCTGTACAGGAGGCGCAACGCAGGCATGGCGGCTGGCGTGTGGAAGGCGTGCTGTTCACGCCCGCACGCAAGCTCGATCTGGCCACGGCGCTGAAGGAGCGGATGGAGGACAGGCGGCTGCGCCTGCCGCCCGGCAACGTGGCGCTGCGGCAGGATCTGCACTCTGTCCAGCGCGTGGCCGGCCCGTCCGGCGCGCCGCGGCTGGTGGCCGAGCGCACCGACGCCGGCCATGCCGACCGCTTCTGGGCGCTGGCGCTGGCCTGCGCCGCGGCGCAGACCGAGCGCCCCGACTACAGCCTCTGGGCGTCGGCCGTGCCTGCGGAGCGCGCGCGCCTGGCTGCGCTCGAGCCCACGGGCCGCGGCTGGGGCGCCGCAAGGAGCGTGCCGCATGGCTACTGATCGCAGACCCGACCTGACCGAGATCGCCACCACGCGCGACGGCCGCGACATCACGCGCGGCTATGTCGATGCGCTGCCATGGCTGCCGCCGACCGATCGCGTGCTGCCGCTGGCGGGCGGCTGGCGCGGCTACGAGGAGTTGCTTCGCGACGATCAGGTCGAAGCAACTTTCGCGCAGCGCCGCCTGGCCGTCGTGCGCAAGCCATGGGCCGTCGAGCCGGGCGGCAGCCGGCGCGCCGATCGCGCCGCCGCCGAGCTCGTGCGCGCCACGCTCGCGCGGCTCGATTGGGACGCCATCACCGACCAGATGCTGTATGCGCGCTTCTTCGGGTTCGCGGCCGCTGAGGTCATGTGGGGCGTGTCCCGCGATGGCATCGCCGTCGAGGACATCCGCGTGCGCGACCGGGCGCGCTTCGCCTTTGCGCCGGACGGCGCTTTGCTGCTGCGGACCAGCAGCAGACCAGACGGCGAGCGCGTGCCGCAGCGCAAGTTCTGGGTCGCTGCCGTCGGGGCATCGCACCATGATGAGCCGTACGGGCGCGGGCTGGCGCATGCGCTGTACTGGCCCGTCTGGTTCAAGCGGCAGGGCGCGAGGTTCTGGGCGACGTTCCTCGAGAAATTCGGCGCGCCGACCGCGGTGGGCCGGTTCCCGGCCGGCACCGACGCCGGCGAGCGTGCGCGGCTGCTGGAGGCGGTGCAGGCCATCCAGACCGACGCCGGCGTGATCCTGCCCGAAGGCATGGCCATCGAGCTGCTGGAGGCATCGCGCGGTGGCACCGCAAGCTACGGCGAGTGGATGGGCTACTGGGGCCGCGCGATCGCCAAGATCGTGCTCGGCCAGACCATGACCACCGAAGACGGCAGCTCGCGCGCACAGGCGCAGGTGCACTGGGACGTGCGCGAGGACATCGTCGCCGCCGACGCCGATCTGGTCTGCGAGAGCGCCAACCACACGTGGGTGCGCTGGCTCATCGACTACGAGCTGCCAGGTGCGGCATACCCGCGCATCTACCGCGAGATGGACGATCCGGAGGATCTGCGCGCGCGCGCCGAGCGCGACGAAATCCTCGCCCGCATCGGCTGGCGGCTGAAGCCCGAGGCGCTCGCGCGCATCTACGGCGAGGACTACGAGGCCCCCGCAACGGCAGCGCAAGTGCGGTCCGAAGACCGTTTGCGCGCACCCGGCACGGCGCAGGCAGCGGCGCCGCGCGATGTGCGCGCGTCCGAGGCGGCTGCGGCGCCGCGTGATGCACCGGGCGACGCCACGCCCATCGACCCGATGACGGATCGCATGCAGACCGAGACCGAGCCGGCATGGGCCGAGATCATGGACGGCATCAAGGCCATCGTCGAACGCGCCGAGAGCCTTGTATCCTTGCGCAATGCGCTCTTGGCGGCCTATGGCGACCTGCCCGCGGACAGGCTCGCCGAAGTGATGGCGATGGGCTTTGCCGCGGCGGAGATGGCCGGGCGGTTCGATGCGCGGCAGGAGTCGGCCTGATGGCGCAGCCCGCCGCCGCCGATCCTGCGCTCGCCTCCGTCTTCCGCCGCCCGTTTGCCGAGCAGCTCGCCTTCTTCCGCGGCAAGCTGGACAATCTGGTGCCCACCGCGCGCTGGAATGACATCTGGAAGATCGCCCACGACCGCGCCTTCATGGTCGCGGGCGCGGCCAAGGCCGAACTGCTGGCCGATCTGGCCGGTGCGGTGGACAAGGCCATCGCTGAGGGCGAGACGCTGGACGCCTTCCGCAAGCGCTTTGCCGAGATCGTCGAGCGACACGGCTGGCACGGCTGGACCGGCGAGGCAACCAAGGCCGGCCGCGCATGGCGCACGCGCATCATTTATCAGACGAACCTATCGACCAGCTACGCCGCCGGGCGACTGGCGCAGCTCAAAGACGCAGGCTTCAAGCTCTGGGTCTATCGGCACTCCGGCGCGGAACATCCGCGCCAGCAACACCTGGCCTGGGACGGGCTGACCCTGCCCGCCGATCATCCCTTCTGGCAGACCCACTATCCGCCCTCGGGCTGGGGCTGCCGCTGCCGCGTGGTCGGAGCCAACGGACCCGAAGGCGCGAAGCGCCTGGGCGGCAATCCCGACTACAGCGAGCCTCCCGCCGGATGGGACAGCATCGACCCCAAGACCGGCGAGCCGCCTGGAATCGACAAGGGCTGGGGGTATATGCCGGGGGCGACGGTGGCCGGCGACGTGGCGCGCGCCGTGGCCAGGAAGACCGTGGCCTGGCCGTATGAGGCGGCCAAGGCGTACATGGCGGACGTGCCCGTACATCTGCGCGACGCGCTTGCGTTAGCCATCCGCAGCCAGCCCGAGACGGGCGAAGCTGCGCGCCGCTACGCCGAGCGCGCGCTCGGGGTGCGCAATGGCGCGCCCATCGAGGGCGCGCGCGCAGAGCCGTATTTGACGCTGGGGCTGCTCACGGGCGCAGAGGCCGACACCGTCGCGCGTCTGACCGGGATCGAGGCGTTAGGACGCGAACTCTACGACTGGACCGTCGGGCAGTATGCTCCGCGACACATCCTCAAGGAGCACGGCGACGCATCGACGGAAGCCGCGCGCGGGCAGCGCGTGCCGACCGCTGAAGACTACGCGCGCATTCCAGCCATCATTGCCGCGCCGGATCGCATCTGGACGGACGATGGCTCCAGTGTCCTGATGGAGAAGAAGTTTGCGACCGCCGACGGCGGCGAGGAGCGGATGCTGTTGGTGTGGGAGCCGCTCAAGAAGCGGCGCATGCTAACGCTCAGGAGCGTGCGCATATACCGCCGCAACCCCCGCGCTCAACGCCCGTGACGTTCGGTGTATGAGACCGCGCCTCGATGGTTGCGACAGCAACGCGATGATAACACATGATCCGCATCGAAGTTGACGACCGCGAAGTACGCGAGGCCATCGAAGCCCTGCGCCGCCGCCTCTCGAACATGAAGCCGGCGATGCACGCCATCGGCCAGGCGCTGATGGAAGGCAGCCGCGAGCGCATCCTCTCCGGGCGCGACTGGACCAGGCAGCCGTTCGCGCCCAATAGACCGGCCACGCTCGCCCGCAAGAAGGGCACGAAGCCCCTGATCGATCAAAAGACCTTCGTCACCAGCCGCCTGCACTACGAGGCCGAGGCCGACCAGGTGACGGTGGGGTCCAACGCCGTGCAGTCGGCCGTGCTGCAGTTCGGCGCGCGGAAAGGCGCCTTCGGCGCGACCAAGCGCGGCAAGATCCCATGGGGCGACATCCCGGCGCGGCGCTATCTACCCGTTACGGCAGACGGCAGGCTTGACGCCGCCGCGCGCGCGCTGGTGCTGGACACCATCGCCGCGCATCTGCGAGGCATTGCTTGACCGGCCACCCGCCGGCTGCACCCGTCCGATGCGCCGGCCCGGCACCTGCCGGCCCGGATCGCCGCCCCGAAACCCCATTTGCAAACGATTTGGACGGGCCGCTGAGCCACGGTCGGCCGGCGGGTGGTATTCGGATACCACCGCCCGCAAAAAATCGCTCCTGGGCCGTTCTGGCGGCCCGACCGGACACGGGTGACGACGCCCGTCGAGCTTAACCGGGTCGGACGGCGATCCGGCCCGGCACCTGCCGGCCCGGATCGCCGCCCCGAAACCCCATTTGCAAACGATTTGGACGGGCCGCTGAGCCACGGTCGGCCGGCGGGTGGTATTCGGATACCACCGCCCGCAAAAAATCGCTCCTGGGCCGTTCTGGCTGCCCGACCGGACACGGGTGACGACGCCCGTCGAGCTTAACCGGGTCGGACGGCGCAGGCACCATGCCGGCGTGTACTCGCACGCATCCATGGTGGCCGACCACGCCGCGCAGCTCGCCCCGCAGGCGACGCAGGCCGCGCTCGTGCCGGCGCGCATCCATGCACTCGCCCCTGGCACCTGGCCGGCCGACCCGGTCGATCTGTCTGTCACCGCCGAGGACATCCTCGCCACCGCCCGCGCCTACGACCCGGCGCGCTACCGGGCGCCCGTGGTCATCGGGCACCCCGAGACCGACGACCCGGCATGGGGCTGGGTGCTCGCTGCCTCCGCCGATTCGGACGGCCTGTGGCTGGACGTGGAGCTGCTGCCCGAGATGGCCGATCTCGTGCGCAGCCGCCGCTATCAGGCGGTGTCGGTGGCGCTGTGGACGCCGGATGCGCCCGGCAATCCGGCGCCCGGCGTCTGGTCGCTGAAGCATCTGGGTTTTCTGGGTGCCGCAGCGCCGGCGGTCAAGGGCCTGGCGCCGGTGCAGCTGGCCGACGAGGCCGCGGCCGGCCAGATCGTGACCGTGACGCTGCGCGAGCGCGCAGCGGAGCGCAACCCCAAGGAGAAGACCGTCATGAATGAGCCCGACACCTCCGTCGCCGAACGCGAAAGGCGACTCGCCGAGCGCGAGGCGGCCATCGCCGCGCGCGAGCGCGAACTGGCGCGCGCGGCCTACGCCGCCGAACTCGATGCGCACGTACGCGCCGGCCGTGTGCTGCCCGCCGAATGCGCACCGCTCGTGGCGGTGATGGAGCGCCTCGCCCAGGCCGAGACGATCACGCTGGCCGAGGGCGGCGCGCAACCCGCGCTGGACGTGCTGCGCGGCTTTCTGTCGCGCCTGCCCTCGCGCGTGGACATGGCCGAGCGCGCCGGACCTGCCGATGCCGCCACCGCGCCGCCGCCGCGCCTGCCGCAGGGCTATCGCCTATCCGAGCGCGGGCTGGATCTGTGGGGCCGGGTGCGCGCCTATCAGGCGCAACACCCTGAAGTCGACATCCTCACCGCCGCGCGCGCCGTCGAGCGCGCCTGAATCCAGGAGATCGCCATGAGCCAATACCGCAGCGTCTTGACGCTGACCATGACCGCAGCCGGCGCCATCACCGCGCATCGCTTCGTCACCGCAGCCGGGGCGCAGGCCGGGGCGGACGCCAACGCCATCGGCGTGGCGCTTGCCGCCGCCTCCGCCGCGGGCGACAAGGTTCCGGTGCTGGCCATCGGGACCGTCTCGGTGGAGGCGGGCGCCGCGATCAGCGCCGGCGCCACCGTCAAGGCCGACGCGCAGGGCCGCGCCGTGCCGTGGGCTACCAGCGGTGCGCGACTGGGCATCGCCCTCGCAGCGGCCTCGGCAGCCGGCGAGCTGGTCGAAGTGCTGCTCGTATCCAACGCGGCGTAACCGCATCGCAAAGGGAGATCGAAGATGCCCCAAATGACCACCCAGCAGGCGCGCGTCATCGACCCGGTACTGACCGAGGTCGCGCGCGGCTACCGCAATGCCGCATTCGCCGGGCTGGCGCTGTTGCCCTATGTGCCGGTCGGCCAGCGCGGCGGCCGCATCATCGAGTTTGGAAAGGAGCACTTCCGCCTGTACAACACGGCGCGCTCGCCGGGCGCGAACGTCGTGCGCATCGCCACCGCCTACAGCAGCAAGACGTACGCGCTCGAGAACCATGCCATCGAAGAGGGCGTGCCCTACGAGCTGATGGAAGACGCCGCCGCCGTGCCGGGCGTTGACCTGGGTGCGAAGGCGGTGCGCCGCGGCCAGAACATCATCGGCCTGCGGCTGGAAAAGGCCCAGGCCGACCTGACGCGCAACGCCGCGAATTACGCCGCCAGCAACAAGGTGACGCTATCCGGCACCAGCCAGTGGTCCGACAGCGCCAGCAATCCGCTGAAGGCGGTGGAGGACTACAAGGAAGCCGTGCGCACGCAGGTCGGAGTGCGCCCGAACACGATGCTTTTGGGGGCGAAGGTATTCGCGGCACTGCGCACGCACCCGGCCATCACCGACCGGATCAAGTACACCTCGCGCGACGTGGCCACGCCGGAGCTGCTGGCGCAGCTCTTCGGTCTGGAGCGGGTGGTCGTCGGCGATGCGGTCTACCAGACGGCCGCGGGCGCGATGGACGACGTCTGGGGCAAGGACGCGATCCTCGCCTACACGGCCACCAGCGGCCTGAATGACGCGGAGGAGCCGTCGTACGGCTACACCTACCGGCTGCGCGAATCGCCGGTGGTGGAGGAGCCCTACCAGGACCGCGCATCGCGCAGCTGGGTGTACCAGATCGTAGACGAAGTGGCGCCGGTGATCGCCGGCGCAGACGCCGGCTTCCTGATCACCAACGCGGTGGCGTGATGCTCGTCCGCATCCTGGTCGATCACGTCGAGCACGACGGTCGACGCCTGCCCTGCGGCGCCTCGGTCGAGATGCCGGATGCGCAGGCCGCGCAGCTCATCGAGGCCGCATGTGCGGAGCCGGCCGCGCCGCCGCAGGACGATCCGACGGCCGACGCGCAGCCTGCGCGGCGCAGGCGCTGATGCGGGACGCCGATGGCATACGCCACCCAGGCCGATCTCGCGGCCCGATTCGGCGAGGACGAGCTCGCCCAACTGACCGACCGCGCCGGCGCCGGCGTGCCGGACGCGACGGTCGTGACGCGGGCGCTCGCGGACGCCGACGCCGAGATCGACACGTATCTGGGTGCACGCTACGCGCTGCCGCTGTCCACCGTGCCATCGGTCATTGCGCGACTGGCGTGCGACATCGCGCGTTTCCGCCTCTGGGAGGATCGCGCCAGCGATGAGGTGCGCCGCCGCTACGAGGACGCGCGGCGGATGCTCGAAGCGATCGCGCGCGGCCAGGTCTCGCTCGGGCTGCCGGCGGCGCAGCAGACATCGGCCGATGGCGTGGCGTATGCGGCACCGGCCCGGACGATGGACCGCACCGCCACCGCCGGCTATCAGGGCTCGTGATGCTGGATCTGGAGCCGTTGATCCGCGATCGCCTGGCCGCCTCCGTCCCGGAGCTGGCCGGCGTGCATGGCGCGGTGGCGCTGGGGGTGGACGACGTCGCCGGCAAACGGCTGCCTGCGGCATTCGTCGTTGCCGACGGCTACCGCGTGCTGGAGACCACCGGGCACGGCCGCGTCTCGCGTATCGCCAGCCGTTGGCTGGTGGTGGTCGCGGTGCGCAACGTCGCCGCCGTCGCCGACGGCGCCGCCGCGCGCCAGGACAGCGCGGATCTAGTGGCGGGCTGCATGTCGGCGCTGATGGGCTGGCAGCCGCGGGCGGGCCTGCAGCGCATGCAGCTCGTCGATCCGCCGGCGCCGGTGTACGAGTCCGGTTTGCTGCTGTATCCGCTGGCCTTCGAGGTGGCGGCAGTGGTGCAAGGGCTTGAGCAATGAAAGTCGTCGTGCTGCAGCCCCATACCCATGCAGGCGTCGATTATCCGCCCGGGTCGGTGCTCGATCTGCCCGACGACAGCGCGGCCGCGCTCGTGGGGCGCGGCGCCGCCACCGCGGCGCCGGACGCCGAAGCGCCGCCGGCGCCGCCGCCGAAACGTAACCGCAAAGGAGACTGACGATGCCGTATTTCTCCGGTCAGGGTCGCGCCTACATCGCCAACCGCGACGCCAACGGCAACCCGCTCGCCATGCGCTGGCTTGGCAACGTGCCCGAGCTGCGCGTGTCCCTCAAGATCGACACCATCGAGCATAAGGAGTCCTATTCCGGCCAGCGGCTGACTGACCTCCAGTTGATCCGCGGCAAGGACGGCGAGTTCAGCGCCACGGTGGAAGACTTCAGCATTCAAAACCTCGAACTCACCCTGTACGGCCAGACCACCAACGTCACCTCCGGCAACGTCACGGCGGAGGTGCTGCCGACGGGTGCGGTCGTGGGCGACATCTACCTGCTCGCCAACCAGTTCGTCTCGAGCGTCGTCGTCAAGGACTCGAACGCCACGCCCGCGACGCTCACTCCCGGCACCCACTACAAGGTGCACGCTGAGCAGGGCGCGATCGAGTTACTAGACGGCGGCTCGTTCATTCAGCCGTTCAAGGTCGATTACGCCTACGGCGCGGCCAAACGCATGGCGATGTTCAAGACCGGGCAGCCGGAGGTGTGGCTGCGGTTCGACGGACTGAATACCGCAGACAACAACGCGCGCGTGATCGTCGATTTGTATCGCGTGCAGCTCGCGCCGGCGCAGGACTTCAATCTCGTGGGCGACGACGTGCAGAAGTTCGAACTGACCGGCCGCGTGCTGGCCGATGTGACCAAGAGCGACACCGGACCGCTCGGGCTGTTCGGCCGCGTGATCCAGGCCGGCGCGTGATGAGGCGCGCGTGGCCGTCAAGCTGTACCGCGGCGACACGTGGACGCGCGCGTGGTTGCTCACGGACGAGGCCGGCGCCTCGATCGATCTGACCGGAGCGACCGCCCGGCTGCAGGTCCGCGATCAGACCGGTGCGGTCGTCATCTCGGCCTCCACCACGGACGGCCGCATCACGATCACGCCGGCGCAGGGACGCATCGACATGACCGTCCCGTATGCGGCCACCGGGCTTGCGCCGGGCAGTTACCGCTTCGATCTCGAGGTCACGCACGCCAGCGGCCTGCGCCGCACCTACGAGCAGGACGCGCTCGTCGTTCTGGAGGACATGAGCCGTGACTGACGTGATCAAGATCGTCGTCAAGGAACCGACCACGGTAAAGGTCGGCGTCCCTGGACTGCCCGGCCCCGGTGGCGACGGCGACATGAAAAAGCTCATCTACGACCCGCGCAATTTCGAGGTCGACGTGTTCGATTTGGGCCACATGACCGGCACGCTGGACGCCGGCACGTTTTAGGAGACCACGATGGCACGACTGCAACTGCGGCGCGGCAATCACGCCAACCTGCCCACCAGCGGCATGCTCGCGGGCGAACCGCTGGTCACGCTGGACCGGCGCAACCTGCACGTCGCGATCGACGCGACCACGCGCGCGCCGGTCACGCCGGCGATCGATGCGCTGGCCAACATGCCAGCCGTCGACGGCGCCGCCGATCTGCTGATCATGCACGACGCGAGCGAGATCACCGGCTCGCGCGAGAAAAAGATCACCTTCGACGCCTTCAAGTCGGCACTGAACATCCCGAGCGGATCCACTGACGAGAAGGTGGCCGTCGTCTCGGGCGGCACCTCCGGCTATCTGTGGGGCACCGATGGGACCGACGGCGTGATGCGGATGGGGCCGTCGATGAGCTGGACCAAGGACGCCGGCAACGCTTACGTCACGCTCGACGTCGCCGTCGTCGATGGGGGCACCTTCTGATGATCACGCTCGGCCTCATCGCAATCTGCGTGCTGCCGCTGGCGCTGTGGCCGCTGTATCTGGCGGTGATGCACCTGGACACCGCGCGCCGGCGTGGCAGGCTGACCCCGGCCGCCAAGGCCATCGGCTATCCGCTGCTGTACGCCGGACTGTTCCTCGACGGCATCGTCAACGTCGTGCACGGCACGATCATCTTCGTCGAGCCGCCGCGCGAGTGGACGACCAGCAAGCGGCTCGCCCGCTGGGCCAAGGGCGACGACGGCTGGCGCGGCGATCTGGCGCGCTGGATCTGCTCCGAGCTGCTCGATCCGTTCGATCCAGACGGGAGGCACTGCACATGACAGACGTACCGGTGTGGTATTGGGTCGATCGCGCCATCGTCGGCATCGTCCCGCGGCGCTCGGCTGATCCGGCCGCAGACGTCGCGCCCGCGGGCGCGCTCGCCACGATGCAGGACGCCGATGTCTGGCTGCAGGATCTGATCAACGCGCTCGATGAGCTGGACCGCAAGAGCATCCGCGCGTTGCGCACAGGCGATGCTGGCCGCCTGGCGGAGCTCGAGCAGCAGGCCGAACGCCTGCGCGAGCACATCCGGTTCATTGCGGCCTACCTGCAGCAGCCATGAGCCGCCTCGGCGAGGTCTTGCGCCAACAGCGCGCGTTGCGGCACTGGTCGCTGATGGATGCGTGCCGCGAGCTCGCGCGGCGCGGCGTGCCGCTGAGCGACGCGTACCTGTCGCAGATCGAAAACGGCACGCGCGCGGGCACGCCGCACGCGGTGAGGGCCGCGACGCTGCTGTACGGCCTGAACGAGGACTGGCTGCTGTATCTGGCAGGGCTGCTCCCGGAGCGCGTCGTCGCGCTTGACCTGGACACGGGCGGTGTCGCGCGCATGTACGGCGCGGCCGAGCAGATAGCGCAGGCCGCGGCTCATCGAGCGCAAAGGACACGCGCATGGACGCCGCCCGATCAATGGGGGCGCGGAGGAGGCGGGTCATGAGCGACTTCGAGGTGCATCCGGCGGGCACGCGCGAGCGCATCGAGCAACTCGAGCATGAGCTGCAGCGGCTCCGCGCGCTGCTGGCCGAACGTGCCGGGCGGCGACCGCACACCGGGCAGGCCGCGGCACGCAGCGGCGATGCGCCTTCGGCGCGCGATCCGTTCGCTGACTGGTAGACGATGCCGCGCCAGCAGGTCGCCGGCGACGACTTCAACCGGGCCGACGGCGCGCTCGCTGGCCCCAACTGGCAGCAGGCGACGCCCGGCAGTGGGAGCGTCGTGATCGCCGACAACGTCATCCGCGGCAACAACGCCTACGGTGACTATCTGGCTGCGGGGTGGGTGTCGCACACTTTCGGCGACGACCAGTACGCCGAAATCGACGTGGCCCCGAACGGCCTCGTCTGGGGTGAGGGCAACAACATCGGGCTTGCACTGCGCTGGGACGGCCAGGTCGACGGCAGTCGATCGCTGTACGAGCTGCTGTTCGGCAGCTTCCCGGACATCGAGCTGCGTATCACACGCGTCCAGGCAGGCAGTCGGACCGTGCTGGCCAGCGTCCCATATGAACCGGGCGGCGCGTTCCGTCTGGAAGGCGAAGCCGAAGGCACGACGCTGCGGCTGCTGGTCAATGGCGCAGTGCAACTGACGGCCACGGATGCGGCGCTCACATCGGGTCGGCCCGGGGTCGTCGCAAAAAGCGGCTCGGATATCCCGCGTCCGCTGGGAGACAACTGGTCCGCGGGCAATATCGTGCCGGCGGGTGGAGGATCTGACATGGCAATCATTCAATTCAAACGCGGCACACGCGCGCAGATCGATACGGCGGCGGGCGCCAGCCAACTGCGCATCGCCGAGCCCTACCTGCTCACCGATGAGGGCCGCATGGCGCTCGGCCTGGCAGCCAACAGCTACGCCGACTTGACGATGCGCGGTGTGGACCTGCCGGTGTGCTGGCCGATCCGCACCGCGACGCCCAAGGTCGCAGGCGACATCGGCGCCACCGCACTGACGACGCTGGCCGTCACCTCATCGCGCCAGTACTGGGTGCCCGTCGTCGTCGCGCGCAAGATCACGCTCACCGCACTGCGCATTTCTGTCACGACGGCATCGGCCGGTCTCGCATCGGTCGGCCTCTACAGCAATCGCGTCGCCTCCGGCAGCGACGAGCCGAATCAGTTGCTCGCATCGGCCACCGGCCTCGACACCGGCACGACGGGCGACAAGACCGGCTCGATCAGCTACACGCTGCAACCGGGCGTGCTGTACTGGGCAAGCCTCATCTGTGCGGCCGCCGCCACGCTGCGCGCAATGGCCGTCGGCAGCATCCAGCCGGCGCTTGGTCGGACCGTCAACGGCACTACCATGATCTCGCACCTGTATGCGGCGGGCAGCGGCTCCACGCTCGCGAGCCCGGCGCCTGCTACGTTCACCGCCGGCACGGGCTCGACGCCGGCGATCTACCTGGTGGGGACGTGATGGATCTCGATCGCATCGCACCCGTGCGGGTACGCGATCTGCCGCGGTTTCTCAAGGCCGTCGAGCCGGTTGCGGCCGAACTGGCCGCCGGCGACATCGCGGGCGCCTTGATGCGCCAGGCCGATGCAGTCATCGAGGCCACCTGCATCGGCGCGGACGTCGAACGGGCGTGGCTCGAGGAGCAGACGCCGGACGTGTTGGCCGAGCTCGCCGCACGCGTGCTGGAGGTGAACGCGGATTTTTTCGTCCGTCGGGTGCTGCCGATCGTCACCGCGGCGGCCGAGCGGCTGGCGCTGACCGCCTCTGGTGGCACGAGTGGGTCGCCGCCCTCGTCGATGCCGGCTTCGGCTACCGGGACGTGATGGACATGGCCTGGACGGATGCGCGGGACTTTCTTACTGCGGCGCAAGCCTTGCGCCGGCAGCGCCTGCTCGATGCAGCCATCGCCGCGCGCGCGGCGGCCGCGGAGCGCAAAGACTGGGAGCGGTGGGTGAAGGAGGTCAGCGCAGGATGATGTCAATGTCGACGTTTAACCGGTCGGAGCGGTCCTCCAGCGCAACGACCCATGCCCAGATCAGGCCCAGGCACGTCCAGCCGAGTAGAACGCCGCACACGGCCACATGTCCGATCGATGCGGCGGGCAGTCCGCGTCGCCAGGCGACCGCGACGACCGGTGCGGTCAACAGAAGGTACAGGCCGACAGCGGTGGCGATGATTCCATCCATGGATTCATGATGGCCGATCAGGGTCTGCACATCAAGATCAGCGTCGATGTGCGGCAGGGTGTCGCTGCCGTCGGCGAACTGGCGCGCGCATTCGGGCAACTGGCGGCACAGGCGGGTCGGACGCACCAGTCGATCAAAACGCTGACCGTGGCCGTGGCCGCGGGGCAGGCGGCGTTTACATTCGTGGCGCAATCGCTCAGGACGGTCTTTATCGAGCTGCCGCGGGCGCTGGCGCAGGCCGCGATCGCCGCCGAGCGCCTGGACCGGGCGTTTGGTGTGCTCACCGGCTCGCAGCAGGCTGCTACGGCAGAGCAGCGCTTCGTGCGCGAAGAAGCACAACGGCTCGGCATCGGCCTGAGCGACGCACAAAGCGCGTACCTGAAACTCACCGCCGCGGCCCGCGGCACCGCGCTCGAGGGCGAAGGGGCCCGAAAGATCTTCTCTGCGGTGGCCGGTGCCGCATCGACGCTCGGCTTGTCCGCGGCCGAGACATCCAACGCGCTGCTCGCCATCAGCCAGATGATGAGCAAGGGCACGGTGCAGGCCGAAGAGTTGCGCGGGCAGTTGGGCGAGCGCATCCCGGGCGCCTTTCAGATCGCCGCCCGCGCCATGGGCGTGGCCACGGCCGAGTTGTCCGCGATGCTTGACCAGGGCGAGCTGCTGGCCGATGACTTCCTGCCGCGCTTCGCCGCGCAGCTCGCCCGCGAAATCCCGGCCAGTGCGGACACCTTGGGCGCCGTGTTCAATCGCCTCGGCAATGCGATCCATGAGGCGCTGAGCCTCATCGGCTCGGCGCTCGCCGAAACGCTGGACGAGATGCACGGGATCAAGCGGGCCAGCGAAGCGCTGCGCGACAGCGACGCCATTGTGGAGTTCGCCCGCCTGGGGGCGAAGGCGGTCGCGGCGCTGGTCGACGTGTTGCGCGAACTGGTGCTGCTCGTGCCGAACGTCATGGCGACCGTCGGCGGAAGCATTGCGGCCGTCGCACGCGACATCCAGTTCGCAGTCGAGGTCGCCACGATCGCGTTGACGCTGGGTATCGGAGAACGGGGGCGCGCGGCGATGCGCGAAGCGCTCGAGGAGCGCAACCGCTTCATCGAGGCATTCAACGCGGACATGGTCGAGCGCTGGTTCCCGAAGCAACTGGCCGAGCGGGTCGATGACTTCTTCGCGCGGCTGCGCCAGAAAATGGCGCAGGCGCAATTGGCCCAGGGAGGCGGCGCGCGCGGCGTGACGCCAGACAAGCTCACGCGGCTGCCTGCCATCATCAAGCCCTTCGAGGCCGATTTGCGGGCCCTGCAAGCCGCCCTCAAAGCGCAGGCCGAGATCATCGACACCGCGCTTGCCGCGCGCCTGATCAAGGTCGAGGACTACTGGCGCGCGAAGGCGGCGATCGACGAGCGGGCGCTCGAAGCCGAGCGCGAGCGGCTTGCGCGCGGGCTCGCCGCACAACAGGCGCTAATCGCGCGCCTCGCGGCCGCCAAGCCGCGCGACGCGAACCAGCGTGCCGAGCTCGCCGAGAAGCTCAACGAGGCGCGGTCAAAGGCCGCCGATCTGCGCGCCGAGCTCGACGCGCTCGACGGCCGCAAGATCGCCGCCGAGTTCCGGTTGCGCGTGGACCGCGAGCGCGCGCTCGCGGAGATCCGCGACGCGGTCGAGGAGGCGCGGCTGGCCATCGCGCAGGCGCAGGGCACCGACACGCCCGAGATGCGCCGCGCGGCCATCGAGCGCGCGTTGCGGGACACCGTCGGGCGGCTCGCGCAGGACGCCGAAGGGGCACGACTCGCGCAGCGCCTGATCGACATCCGGGCGGCCGAGGCGGAGCTCGCCGCGCTCCAGGCCCGATGGCACCTGGCGCTGGAGACGATGCGCAACGCCGAGCAGTCGGCGGCCATCCAGCGCGAGCAGGGGCTGATCACGACGGCACAGGCGCAGCAGGCCATCGCCGCGGCACATGCGCAGGCCGCCGCCGAGATCGAGCGCCTGCTGCCGCTGATGGAGCGCGCAGCGCAGGCGCTCGGCCCGGAGGCCGTGGCACGTGTCCAAGCGTGGCGCAACGAGCTCGCGAGCGTGCGCAACGTCGTCGATCCGCTGGCCGCCGCCATCGGCACGCAGATCAAGGACGCCTTCGCCTCGATGTTCGAGGCTGTCGGCACCGGCGCGAAGTCGGCGCGCGATGCCTTCGGGGATTTCGTCCGCTCCGTCATCGCCGGCATCAATCGCATCGCGGCGCAGAAGCTCGCCGAGTCGATTTTCGGAGCGATGGGGGGCGGCGGCGCCGGCGGCTGGATCGCGGGCGCCCTCAAGTTCTTCGGCTTCGCCGCGGGCGGGCCGGTGCCCGGCACGGGCACGCGCGACTCGGTGCCCGCCTTGCTGACTCCCGGCGAGTACGTGATCCGGCGCGACGTGGCGCAGCGGCTCGGGCGCGGGCTGCTCGATGCGATCAACGGCGGCGCATGGCTGCCGCGCATCGACGCCGGGCGGCTGGCGTTTGCCTCCGGCGGCATGGTGCCGCAGGTGGCGCAGCCGTCCGTGAGTCAGTCCGTGCGCGTGGTCAACGTGGTCGATCCGAGCATGGCCGCCGACTGGATGGATTCGCCCGCCGGCGAGCGGGTGCTGCTCAACGTCATCGGCCGCAACGCAACCGCCGTGCGCACGCTGCTGGCTGGAGCCTGACCGATGCCGGCCCTCGTCGGATTCGTCGACAACGGCGCGCCGCGCAACGTGGCGCACAAGAACCTGCTCAAGGTCATCAACGACTGGGTCATCGCGCAGGGACACGTCGTCGAGCGATACACTACGGGCACGACCGACGAGCTGATCGTGCGCTCGCCCGGCATGAGCGGCACCGAGCAGATTTACTGGGGCCTGCGCACGTACGACAACGCCGGCGCCGATTACTACAACCTGCTGGCGATGGTGGCGACCGGATACATCGCCGGCAACAGCTTCGATACTCAGCCCAACGCCGTCTATGCCGGGGTGCCTGCGCACAACAACCGCATCGACTACTGGCTGACGCTCAACGGTCAGCGCATCGCGGGCGCGCTCAAGGTCGGCACGCCGGTCTACGAGCACTTTTACCTCGGCAAGTTCCTGCCGTACGCGCGCCCGAGTCAGTATCCCTACCCGGTGGTGTGCGGCGGCATGCTCGACGGCGCCGCAGCGACGAGGTTTTCCGAGACGACGCACGATTTCTATTTGCGCGGCGGGCACAACCGCGGACGCCTGCGCACGCCTGCCTCGTGGGTGCAGATGTACTGCTGGCCGTGGGGCATGGGCGATCTGACCGGCACCACGCGGTATCTGCGCGATACCGGGGGACAGTACCCGCTGCACCCGGTGACCCTGGACGACAACTCCGCCAACGTGTGGGGCGAGCTGGACGGCATCTACCACGTCTCCGGCTTCAACAACGCCGTGGAGAACACGATCGCGCTCTCGGGCACGACGTACGTTGTGATGCAAGCCGTGGCGCGCACCGGTTTCGCCGACTACTACGCGCTGCGGCTGGATCCATAGAGGCAACGACGATGGCGTACTACAGCGGGGTGGCGAACAACGTCAACGAGCTGCTCACGGCGCTGCGCAACTCGGCGGAGGCCGACGGGTGGACGCTCGCGGGCGATGTGCTGAGCAAAGGCACGATGCACGTGCAGACGCAGGTCGCGTACGGCAGCCTCAAGGCGCGTGCCGGACTAGATAGCGCGATGGCAAGCCCCTGTCCATGGCAGCATATCGGCTATGTGCTGCTTAACACTGTCAATAGCGGCTGCGACATCACTTACCCGTGCAACTGGGAATTCCATGGTCATGCGCAGGAGGTGTACTTCATCGTCAACTTTGCGGTCGACCGATACCAGTTCCTCGCCTGGGGCAAGAGCACGGTGCCCGGACTGCCCGGTATCGGCACCTGGATCGGTGCCACCGTCGGGGTGGTGCTCAATGAGGTGTCCGAGCCCACCTACGTTTTTTCGCCGATCATCATTTATCCCTACGGTGGCGGGGGCACATATACTGGCAGCACCGGCTATATCAGCGCGGCGCTCTGGGGCACAAGCAGCTCAGCCTACGAGGTCGGCAACGTCACGCCCTGCTACATACATCATGACCTGGACGGCTACGGCTGGCGGATCGAGCCGTCCTCCTCCAATTTTTATCACCCCTTCGGCCGTTTCTGGATCGCCGACACAAGCGGCAAAGGCCCGTACTCATTCCAACCGTCGGCGTGGAACGCAGAGGCCGTGCTGCTGCCGCTGCGCTGCTACTTCAGGCGACCCTCGAGCATGCTGAGCCTGATCGCCGACTGCGAGCATGCGCGTCTCGTCCGCATCGACAACCTCACCCCGGGCGACGTGTTGACGCTTGGCAGCGACAAGTGGAAGGTCTACCCATGGCACCGTAAAAACGTTGCCGCGCGCAATGGCGGCGGCGGCGTCGACCACACCGGCACGCTGGGCTGGGCCGTGCGCTATCTGGGGTCTTAAATGGCGGCGATTGATGGATTTTTGGCGCGCGCCTCCGATGCCGGCTACACCGACCCCGGCTACATCAGCAATGATCTGGATGCGTACACGTCTGGATGGATCGGTGCGCTCGCCACACACGCCTCGCAGCGCTCGCCAGGTAGCAACGTCTACACCTCGACGCTGCCGATCGAGGCAAACGGCGCACCACGTATAGGCTGGATCGCGCGCAGCTACAGCGACGACTATTACCACCGCGTGCACGTCTATCCGGCCGTCGTCGACGTCGGTAACGTCGTCAGCGACACCCAGCGCCAGGTCGAGGTCTGGAACGCGCACTTCTCGCCGCGGACGCTAGCATCCGTGACCGCAAGCGGCACGACCGATGGCTTGAGCCTGTCCGGACAGCCCGATCCTCCGCTTAGTTACGGGCCGCTACAATCACGCATCTACACGCTGACGGCCAAGCTCGCGGGCGCGCCGGTGATCGATGCGCGCTACCAGTTCAACTTCAGCGCGGAGGCTCCTGCCACGCGCGTCACCGGCCGCCGCATCATCGTCTGGAGCTTCGGTGCTGACTGGGGCGGCGGCGTGCTCGAGCGCCTGACCTGGGCGACCGACGTGCACGCCCACTACGACGGCACCGAGCAGCGCGTGCGCATGCGCCAGCACGCGCGCCGCGCGATCGAATATCGGCTGCTCGCGCCGCGCGCGGACGTGATGCGCCGGATGGAGGCGCTGCTGTTCGGGTGGGGCGGCCGCTCCTATCTGCTGCCGATCTGGTGGGAGGCCGACCGCCTCGCCGCCCCGCTGGCGGCTGCAGCTACATCGATCACCGTGACCGACGCGGCGCTCAAGGACTACGCCGCCGGCGGCTACGTCGTGATCGAGCGCGATCGTGCTGCCGAGGCGGCGCAGATCGCCTCGATCGCCGGCAACACGCTGACGCTGGCGCTGCCCACGCAGCAGGCGTGGCCGGCGGGCAGCCGCGTCATGCCCGGCGTGCTCGCCACGCTTGAGGAGGCCGTGCCGGTGGCGCGGCCCACGGACGCGCTGGCAGCGGCCACGGTGCGCTGGTCTGTCGATGAGTCATCCGCGCGCGACCGCACCGCGCAGGAAATCGGGCCGACCTATTCTGGCCGCGCGGTGCTCGACGAGCGTCCGGACCGCGCCGAGGACGTGAGCGAGGAATGGGCGCGCACCTGGACGGTGCTCGACTCGCTTACCGGCATCGTCATGCGCGACGACACCAGCGGCTCGCCCGTGATCCGGCGCACGTACACCTGGCTGCTCTCCGGCCGCGCCGCGATCGATCGCTGGATGCGCTGGGCGGCCGCGCGAGCCGGACGCTTAACGCCGCTGTGGCTGCCTTCATGGGCCGATGATTTGCGCGTGGTGCAGGCGATCGGCGCCGGCGACACCGCCATCGTCGTCGATGCCACCGGCTCGGCGCAGTACGTCGGCGCGCACCCGCTGCGGCCGGCGCTGCGCATTGAGACCAAGGGCGGCGCCGTATACCACCGCGCCGTCACGGGTGTTGCTGCCGTCGATGCGACGCAGGATTCGATCTCGATCGACAGCGCGCTCGGCGTCGCGCTGCAACCGGCCGATGTGCGCCGCGTCATGTGGCTCACGCTGGCGCGGCTGGAGTCGGACGCGGTCGAGATCGCCTATGAATCCGATTCGACCGCGCGTCTGGCGGCCACGTTTCGATTGATCAAGCAATGATCGCCCGGCATGTCGTCGTCGCTTTGCTGCTCGCGTGCGCCGTGTTGCAGGCCGCAGTCGCCGCTGACGATCCGCGCGTCTGCTACGGCGGTCCGGCGCAAATCCCGCGCAGCGCGGACGGCAGCATCTTGCGCAGCGGCGCGGCACGCGCCGCGTTCGTCCGCATATACCCATGCCCATCCACCGGCCTGACGCGCGGGCCATGTCCAGGGTGGCAGGTCGACCACGTGATCCCGTTGGCTTGCGGCGGCTGTGACGCCCCGGCGAACATGCAATGGCTGCCGACCTCGATCAAGTCGGCCGCCTCCTCTGACGCCAAGGACCGCTGGGAGCGCGCCGTCTACTGCGGCCGGACAATGCCATGAGCTACCAGGGGCAAGAGTCCAGCGTCGCAGGCGGCGCGCCGCGCGAGCTGTATCGCTTCGCGCAGGGCTCGACGCGCTGGCTGCTCACGAACCTGGCCACGTCCTATCAGTACCAGGGCGAGACCTACGAGCCGGCCGCCGTGCGCCGCGGCGCGCCCGAGATCGGGCAGGACATCGCACGGGCCGGGATCGAGGTGCGGCTGCCGCGCGACCACGCGCTGGCGTCCCTGTTCGTCTCGACGCCGGCCGACGCCTCGGTCTCGCTCACGATCTACCGGATGCACTTCACCGACTCGGCCAGCGAGGTCATCGTCTACTGGCGCGGCCGGGTGGCTGGGGCGCGGCTGTCCGGCTCAGAGCTCGCGCTGCGATGCGAGCCGCTGCTGGCGAGCATGCGCCGGGTCGGGCCGCGGGCGCGCTATTCGCTCACATGCCGCCACGCGCTGTACTCCGCCGGCTGCGGTGCATCCGCGAGCACGTATCGCGTCTCAGGCACCGTGCAGACGGTATCGGGCAGCGTGGTCACCGTCAATGAGGCGGGCACGAAGCCGGACGGCTACTTCGTCGCCGGGATGATTGAGGCGGGCTCGGTCCGCCGGATGATCGTCGCTCACAGCGGCACGACGTTGACTCTGGCCGCTCCGATGGCTGTCCTCGCGGCCGGGGTCTCGGTGATGCTCTATGCGGGGTGCGATCACCTGCTCGCAACATGTCGCGACCGGTTCGCCAATGCCGCCAATTTCGGCGGCTTCCCGTGGATCCCGGCGAAGAACCCCTTCTCCGGCGATGCGATCGTGTAGGGGGGGGCGCATGTGGAACTACGTCGTCATGTGGGTCGTGTCGGCCATCATCTCCTGGGCTCTTGCGCCGCGTCCGCGCATCCCGGACGCGCAGCCAGGACAGATCGGAGATCGCGACATCCCGATCGCCAGTCAGGACGCGCCGATCACGGTGCTGTTTGGGACGCGCGTGCTGTCGCAGCCGAACGTCGTGTGGTGGGGCGACGTGACCGTCGATCCGATCCGACGCGATGGAGGCAAGAAGTGAAGGATGAACTGATCATTCGCGTCGAGCACGTCCGCCGGGCCGGCTACTGCATGCGCGGGGCGCGCCGTTGGGCGCGCGGCCATGGCATCGACTGGGCTCGCTTCGTCGCCGAGGGCGTACCGGCAGCCGCGCTGCGCGCCACCGGTGATGCGCTGGCGCGGCCCGTGATCGCAGCGGCGGAGGCCGATGCATGGATGCGATAGCTTGGGCGGTCGCGCTGGCGATGCTCGTGGCGACGTGCTGGTCGTATGGGTAAGAAAGTCACCGTCGGCTACTGGTACGGCGCCACCATGCACATGGCGCTCGCGCACGGGCCGGCCGACGCGCTCACGGAGGTCATCGTTGGCGACCGCAGCGCTTGGGCCGGCAGCCTGACAGCCAACGGCACGATCGCCATCAGCCGGCGCGATCTGTTCGGCGGCGAGGAGCGCGAAGGCGGTCTAGACGGCACGCTCGAGGTCATGTTTGGTGCCGCTTCGCAGGCGCCTAACGCCTACCTGCAAAGCAAGTTCGGCGCATCCGACACGCCGGCGTTCCGGGGCGTGACCACCGTGCTCTGGCGCGGGCTGCTGTCGGCCATGAACCCGTACATCAAGCCGTGGCGCTTTCGTCTACGGCGCATCCCATCCGCCTGGTATCCAGCGAAAGCCGCCATCGGCAGCAGCGACGCCAACCCGGCGCATATCGTGCGCGAGGCCCTGACGGATCAGGACTGGGGCCTTGCCTACAGCGCGGCGGACATCGACGATGCGGCGTTCACCGCGGCTGCCGATACGCTGCACGCGGAGGGATTCGGGCTATCCATCCTCTGGGATCGCGAGTCGTCGATCGATGACTTCCTCGCGGCGGTCATGCGCCACATCGACGGCGCGCTGTTCGTGCATCCGCGCACCGGTCAGTTCGTGCTGCGGCTCGTGCGCGACGACTACAGCCTGCCGGGCCTGCCCGTGCTGTCGCCCGCCAACGTGATCGAGGTCGTGGACTTCTCGCGGCCGACGGCAGGCGAGCTCGTCAACCAGATCGTGCTGACATACCGCGACGGGCCGACCGACAAGGACGCGGCCATCACCGTCCAGGACATCGCGCTCGTGGCCGCGCAGGGCAGCGTGGTCTCAGAATCGATCGCGATGCTTGGCATCTCGCAGTCGACGCTGGCGGCGCGCGTGGCCGAGCGCGAGCTGCGGCAGCGAGGCTCCGCGCTGGCCCGCGTCACGCTCGTCGCGGACCGCAGCGTGAGCCACCTGATGCCTGGCGACCCATTCAAGTTCACATGGCCGGCGTGGGGCATTACCGAGCTCGTCATGAGGGTGGCGCGGATCGCCTACGGCGACACGGCCGACGGTCGGGTGCGCATCGATGCGGTTCAGGACGTGTTCGCGCTGCCGCAGGCGAGCTACGCCGCCACGCCGTCATCCGGCTGGACCGACCCCATCAGCGCGCCGGCCCCGTGCCCGGCGCAGCTCGCCTACGAGGTGCCGTACTGGCAGATCGTGCAGGACGTCGTTGGCGAGATCCCGTCGATCCTCGCCGATATTGACCCGACCGACGGCATGGTGGCGTCGCTGGGCGCGCGGCCGAGCGCCGACGCCATCAACTACCACGCGTGGGCATGGGATGCAGCCAAGTCGGCCTGGGCCGACCGCGGCCGCGGTGCCTTTGCGCCCACCGCCTTGCTGGTCGCTGCCATGCCGCAGGGCGCCGCATCGGTCACCGTCACGTTGACATCCGCCATCGACCTGCACCGTGTGGCCGTCGACGATCTGGCCATCGTCGACGATGAGTGGCTGCTGGTGACCGCGGTCAACGTCCCGGCCAGCCAGGTGACGCTGGCGCGCGGCGTGCTGGACACCGTGCCGGCCGCGCACGCCGCCGGGGCGAGGGTCTGGTTCGCGCAGCCGCACTACATCCAGCCCGAGTACGTGGCCGGGGAGACCGCGCAGCTTCGCCTGACCCCGATAACCGGCCGCGGCGAGCTGGCGGTCGGCTCGGCCACGACCTTTACGCGCTCGATCCAGCAGCGGTTCGTGTGCCCCTATCCGCCCGGCAATGTGCGGTTCAACGGCGCGGCATACCCGGCCGCGGCGGCCGGCGACCTGGCCATTTCGTGGGCGCGCCGCAACCGCGTCACGCAGACCGGCGCGCCGGTGCTGCAGACCGCCGGCGACATCACTCCCGAGACCGGGCAGACGACGACCATCCGCATCTACGGCGGGGCAAGCCAGACCACGCTGCGGCGCACATTCTCGGCGCTATCCGGCACCAGCCAGACCTGGACGCTGGCCGATGCCGCCGCGGACGGCGCCGCGAGCGAAGACCGCATCAGGGTCGAGCTCGAGGCCAGCCGCACGGACGGCCACGGCACGTTCGTGAGCCTGTACAAGCACTCGGTCACCGTGGACCGCGCCGGCTACGGACTGCGTTACGGGCAGTACTGGGGCGGCGCATAAGGAGCACAGATGCCATCGACGGATCCACATCTCGGACTCACCTACGGCTGGACGCTCGGCGAGAGCGGCTGGCACACCGGCATGGACGCGAACCTGAAGCGCCTGGGGGCCCTGGTGGGCCTGTCCGTGATCAACCGCACCACCACCACGCCGCCCGCCAGCCCGAACAACGGCGACCGCTACATCATTCCGGCCGGCGCCACGGGCGCGTGGTCGGGCAAGACCGACCAGATCGCGGTGCGCATCGACGGGGCTTGGGAGTATCACGTCCCGCAGCCAGGCTGGATCGCCTACATCGTGGCCGAGGACAAGCTGGCGGTCTACAGGTCCACCGGCTGGAGCGCCGGCATCACCCCTTGA